CGCTGGGCTGATATGTTCAAAATCAGTGCTATTTACAGCGAAATGACAAGGCGAAACAAGGCTGATGGCAAAAACTCATGGCACGTTGATCACATATTCCCAATCAAATATCGAAGCAAGTGCGGTATTGAGGGGTCGGGGTTGCACATACATCAGAATCTAAAGATTGTCTCGCGACAGTATAATTTGAAAAAGTCTAATAATTTTGTCGGAGACTAAATGGATTTACAGATTTGTATTGCATGAAGAGATCGAAAAGTACGAGGCGATGGGATATAGATTCGCAAGTTACATAGGCGGTCATCATGGTCAGTACAGTGTCATAATGGAGAGGGTTGATGATAATTCACGGCGACTGCCTGATAGAAATGCAAAGGCTCATTGATGAGGGCGTGAAGGTGGATGCCGTTGTCACTGACCCACCATATCACCTGACATCAATCACGGAGCGGTTTGGCAAAGAAGGCTCTGCACCAGCCCAGCATGGCACGGACGGTGCGTTTACAAGGGCATCACGGGGGTTCATGGGTAAGGAATGGGATGGGGGTGATATAGCGTTCCGCGCAGAGACATGGGCTTTGTGTTTTGAGTTATTGAAAGCAGGGGGGCATTTACTGGCGTTCTCTGGTAGCCGCACATATCACCGCATGGCTGTCGCAATAGAGGATGCAGGGTTTGAGATTCGTGATCAGATCATGTGGATATATGGCTCTGGCTTCCCCAAAAGCCTGAACATTGGCAAGAAGATTGAAGGCTTGGAAGGCTGGGGAACAGCATTGAAGCCAGCCCATGAGCCTATAGTGCTTGCAAGGAAGCCAATATCTGAAAAATCCATAGCAGATAACGTGGTCAAGCATGATACAGGGGCAATAAATATTGATGGGTGTAGAATAGAAACAAATGAACAGATAACAAATCACTCAAGAAGCGCGACATCTTCTTTGAGCAAGGGTGTTTATGGGGATAGCAAAAAACAATCGACACATCAAAAAGATGGACAAGAATTAGGCAGATTTCCAGCAAACGTAATACACGATGGCTTACAAGAGGAGTGGGCTAGATATTTTTATTGCCCCAAGACATCAACGGCAGAGCGTGAGGAAAGTGTCACCCAGCATGGTCAGGATAGAAGCAACACTCACCCAACTGTCAAACCAGTAGAGCTAATGCGATATTTATGTAGACTTATCACACCAAAGGGGGGAACAGTGCTTGATCCATTCATGGGTAGTGGGTCAACAGGTCTGGCGGCAAAGGCAGAAGGACTAGAGTTTATTGGCGTAGAACGTGATCAAGAATACTTTGATATAGCCACAGACAGAATAAACAAGACATGGGTACAGCCAAATATGTTCTGATACACCACAACACATAGTGCTAATAAAGGCTAGACAACACAAAATATTGTAGGTAAATTCACTATGTGAGCCGTGTCCCATTCGGCTCTTGACTCCGTACTTAATGGTTTGGTCGCCTACAGTACAAATGGATTGGGGCTGGGCTTATGGTTCAGTCCCTTTCTTTTTGCGCTAGAGTGATATACAGTGCGAATTATCTTATAATTTTCGTGGTATCATTAAAAAGATGACAGAGAAAATCAAAAGACCAAGGGGCAGACCCCCAAAACCCAAGGGCAAACAGCCCCCAAAACAGCCAGTGGGCAGGCCAAAGGCAGACATTGACCTTGAACAGCTAGAGAATCTGAGTGCGCTAAACTGCACTATGCCAGAGCTTGCGGCATATTTTAAGGTTCCGTTACGCACACTAGAGGACAGGTACACCAATGATCCCAAGGTTAGAGCCTGTATAGACCAAGGCAGGGAGTTAGGGCGGCTCTCAGTGCGGCGTAAGCAGATGCAGTTAATGGAAGAGCATAACAACCCCACGATGGCTATATGGCTTGGCAAACAGCTATTGGGTCAGCGGGAGAAGCATGATGTCGTCACAGAAGATCGTGGTGACAGTGCTTTGAGTGAAGCGTTTTCTATTCTGAATGATATGGTTAAGAACAAGGAAAGCTGATGTCACCAGATGGTTTGAGCAATGCTATCCCGCCAGATCAGCTAGAAAAGCTCAAGAAGCTAACCGCGACATTTGCAGATGAGGAAGCGCACGCCTTTGCTGGTCGGGTAAGGTGGGCATCAACAGCAAGACAGAAACAGAAAGCCCCAGATGGAGATTGGTCTATATGGCTAATACTGGCAGGGCGTGGATGGGGTAAGACAAGGACAGGGGCAGAGGATATTGTATCGTATGCTATGGCAACCCCAGATATGCGGTGCGGCGTTGTAGCCCCCACACAGGGCGATTTAAGGCGGGTATGCTTTGAGGGATCAAGCGGTTTGCTATCTTGTATCCCCAAGGAGTGTTTATGGACAGGCGAGGGCAGTGCATATAACCGCACAGCAATGGAAATAAAGCTCTGGAATGGGTCAATTATACAGGGCTATGCCGCGATAGAGCCTGACAGATTGCGTGGCTCACAGTTTCACAGGGTGTGGGCGGATGAGTTAGCGGCTTGGCGATACCCAGATGCGTATGACCAGATGATGTTCGGGCTAAGATTAGGCCAAAAACCACAGGTAATCATCACAACAACCCCAAGACCAACAGAGATAATCACCAATTTTGTCAAGCGTGAGGGTAATGATGTCTATATCACGCGGGGTAATACGTTTGAGAATGACAAAAACCTAGCTGAGAGTGCGCTTAAACAGCTTGAGGATAGATATGCTGGCACAAGATTAGGGCGTCAGGAGCTTTATGCAGAGCTATTAGATGACATTCAGGGTGCGTTGTGGTCGTACAGGGGCATTGAAAAAAGCAGGATTCGCCATGATGAGTTGCCAGAACAGTCAAGGATTGTGGTCGCAATAGACCCAGCGGTCACAAATACAGAGGAATCTGATGAGACAGGGATAATTGTGGCTGGCAAAGGTCTAGATAATCGGTTCTATGTTATTGATGATGTTTCTGATAGGATGAGTCCTGATGGCTGGGGTCGATTAGCTGTTGATATGTTTTACAAGTATCAGGCTGATCGTATTGTAGCAGAGGTGAATAACGGCGGTGACTTAGTTGAGGGGCTTTTACGCAATATAGATAACGCGGTTCCCTACACGCCTGTAAGAGCGTCAAGGGGCAAACTAGTAAGGGCAGAGCCTATAGCGGCGTTGTACGAGCAAGAGAAGGTTTCTCATGTGGGCATGTTCAAAGAATTAGAGGATCAGCTATGTTCGTATTCGGCAAGTAGTGCCAAATCACCTGATCGACTTGATGCTCTAGTCTGGGCATTGACTGAACTGAGCCAGTCTAGCGGGACTGCAATATGGAGAATAAGCTAATGGCTGGCATCAAGGACTTTTTTACATTCCTACAACCTAAAGCACCAGAGACAAAGGAAGCCCCACAGGTCTATCTAAACGTCAATGCTGGCTCTCATTACCGCAGGGATAATTATGAGGCATATGCAGATGAGGGCTACCGCAAAAACGCTATTGTTTACAGGTGCATAAATGAAATAGCAAACGGCGCGGCCTGTGTCCCATTCAAGCTGTTTCAAGGTGAGGATGAGCTAGACCAACACCCATTGTTGTCTTTGTTGCGCCGTCCTAACCCAACGCAAGCAGGGGTCGAGTATTTTCAAGCGGTGTATTCTTATCTGCTACTGTCAGGCAACAACTACGCTATCAGGTCAGACGTAAGCGGTGAGGTGCGTGAGCTTTACCTGTTAAGGCCAGATCGTGTCAGGGTGAAGCCAAGCAAGACCGCCACACCAGAAGCATATCAGTACGTTATCGGTGGCAAGGTTGTGAAGACCTATGATGCAGACCCAATTACAGGCGAATCAGAAGTTAAGCACATGAAGCTGTATAATCCGCTTGATGATTACTATGGATTATCACCGCTGATGGCGGCGGCTACAGATATTGACAACCATAATGCTATCAACACCCATAATATCAGCTTACTAAAGAACGGAGCAAGGCCAAGCGGTGCTATTGTATTCAAGCCAGCTAATGATCGGGGCTTGCCTATACAGTTGAGTGATGGACAACGGCAACAACTCAAGGATGATCTTGATGTCAAATATACTGGTGCGGCTAACGCAGGGAAACCGCTATTGCTTGAGGGTGATTTCGATTGGCGCGAGATGGGTCTTAGCCCTAAAGACATGGATTTTCTGCAACAGAGAAATATGGCGGCGAAGGATATCGCTCTGTGTTTTGGCGTGCCAAGTCAACTTATTGGTATTCCTGACGCGCAAACGTATGCAAATGTCCAAGAAGCTAGGCTTGCGCTTTACGAAGAAACGATAATGCCGCTTGCCAGAAGGGTGGAATCTGATCTGAATGAGTGGTTGTCGCCTATGTATGGCGAGGACATAAGGATCATGTATGACTTTGATGCAGTCCCAGCAATGACCGAAAGGCGGCGCAGAGTGTACGAAAACGTCACTCAGGCAGTCAGGGAAGGCATCATATCACGCAATGAAGCGAGGGAACGGCTAGGGTTAGAGCCTATTGATGGGGGTGATGATGTCTATATCGCGGCTAATCTTTTCCCACTGGGAACACCAGAAACGCCACCCGCGCAGGGGGAAGCGGCAGAAGAGGATGCAAAAGATGCTTATGGAATATTTGATGAAAGCAAAGAGCGGGTTGCAAGAGATGTTTTCACGACTGAAGAAGAAGCTGAAGAACGTGCTGAAGAGATAGGATGTACAGGCATCCATTTCCATGACACAGACAATGGTCGTGTATATATGCCGTGTGCCAGTCATGCCGATTACAGGCGGCTAACAGGGAGAGATTTAACTACACCAAAGCAATCAAAAGAACGTGTTGCCCGTGATGTGTTTACTACAGAAGAAGAAGCGGCAGAAAGGGCAGAAGCAATCGGTTGTTTTGGCACTCATTTTCACGACACCGATAATGGCAGGGTCTATATGCCTTGCGCGTCACACGCTGATTATCGGCGATTGACTGGTGAAGACTTAACGACACCAAAGCAAGACCCGCGTTATGGCGAGGGCAGAGATGTGTTTGACACTCAGCCAGAAGCGGCGGCTAGAGCAAAAGAGCTTGATTGCGAGGGAACCCATACAGTTAAGGGGCCAGATGGAAATAAATATCTGCCATGTTCCAGCCATGCAATTTATCTCAGGGTGACAGGTCAGAACAAGGGGGATGATTTAGATGACTATGCGAAGGCGGAATCTGACGTTGACACAACGCCTACTCAACAGATGGCGG